AACACGAACACTAACACAGGAGCAGTTTCACTTGATAACAACACAGCTACTGCCATTGTTAACGGTGCTACTACTTCGACTAAAAACGTAACTTTGGATAGAGTACGTCCTTTTACTGCAGTAACAGGCACTGCTTCAGGAAGCGGTACTAGTGCTACCTTTAATGTAACAAATACAAGCGGAACTTACGCAGCAACAGTAAATGCAGCAGGTTCTGACTATGCTGTTAACGAAACAGTAACAATAGTTGGTGCAAACTTAGGCGGTACTACTACAGCTAACAATGCTACGGTGACAGTTACAAGTGTGGCTGCTAGTGTTCTTTACAGCAGTGCAGCATACACATACAGTGGAAGTGGTACTGGACTTGTTATAAATGTTACAAGAAGTGGAGGCTCCTATAGTGTAGCTATTGCTAACGCAGGTTCTGGTGGATACAAAGTTGGAGAAACTCTTACTGTAGCTGGTGCAGCATTAGGAGGAGCTACTACTGCTAACAACGCAACTGTTACAATAAACAGTGTAAACAACGTTGCTGCTACCCACACAAATCCAACACAATCTGGGTATAGTGGTTCTGGTTCTAGTGCTACATTTAATGTGACCAGAAGTGCTGGCACTTACACAGTAGCTATTTCTGCAGCAGGTTCAGGTTTCTCTACTAGTGAAACAATTACTATAGTTGGGACACAACTGAATGGTGCTACCACTGCTAATGATGCAACTATTACAATAACTGGAGTAGATGGATCAGGAGGCATTACATCAGCTACAATAGCAGGAACTGCTGTAGTAACAGGCACAGTAGCAACTGCAGGTATAGCAGGTACGGCTGTAACAACAGGTCCAATAGCAGGTATAACTATCGCTGGCACTGGTGCAGCATTTGGTACTATTACTAAAGGGATGGTTGTAACAGGTACAGGTATTAGTGGCACAGTTACAGTAAAAACAGTAACTAACCAAAACAGTATTGTATTAGATACAGCAGTATCTTTAGCAGACAATGCTGTTCTTAGTTTTATTACAAATATCAAAGTAGGTATGTTTGTAACAGGCTCTGGCATAAGCGGTGACGTTACAGTTTCTACAGTTACCAACCAAGATAACATTGTATTATCACCAGCGCAAACATTAGCAGATAATACTGTTTTAACTTTTGGTACTTTCTCTTCTAGTGAAGTTGATAAGACAGTATACTTCTACGGAACAGGAACTGACTGGACTAAGATAGGAGTTAGTACAGCTACGAACACACTAAAGTCAAGACATTTTAGTTTTAACTTTACAGGAACAGAAAAGACTTTATTTGTTGACGGTAAAGGTTATCCTGGCATATACGAATCTGCTGCTAATACTATGACTTTTTTAGGCTCTTCAGATTCTACGGATATAGAAGGATCAGATAATGCTGTTATATTTAAGAACACAGCATTCTTTGCAAAAGGTCATAATATATTTTTTACAGCACCAGCTACAATAGATGACTTTAGTGTAGCCAATGGTGCAGGTAGTATAAATGTTGCAAACGATATAACAGGTATGATAGTGTTTCGTGAGCAGCTTATCATATTCACAACCGATACAATAAAAAGACTAGTAGGTAATACTGCATCTGACTTTGCCCTAGAGCCTATAACAGATAAGATAGGATGTATAAACTCTGATACTATACAGGAGTTTGGTGGAGATATAATTTACCTTTCACCAGATGGTGTCAGACTACTAGGTGCTACAGATCGTATTGGTGACTTTGCATTAGACGTAGCTTCAGATAATATAGTTAACGATGCAAAAGATTTTATTGCACAGACAGATAAGTTCTGTTCTGTTCTAATTAGAAATAAAGCACAATATAGAATATTTGGTTACTTGCCTACTTTAGATAAGACTAGATCAAGAGGATTAATTGCAACTAAATTTATAGCACAAGGTGGTGAGGGTGTAAGCTGGTCTACAACTAGAGGAATAAAAGCTAACGTTGCAGATAGTACGTACTCAGGTTCAGCCGAAGTAATTATGTTTGCTAACGAAGATGGTTTTTGTTATGAAATGGACTCAGGTAATTCTTTTGACAATGAAAAGATAGAGGCTATTTACGAGTCGCCCTTTATGCCCATAACTGATTCGCAGCTAAGAAAAACTTTGTATAAATTAACTTTGTATGCAGAGCCTACTGGACAAATGAATTTAGATGTTAACTTTAATTTAGACTTTGACTCTTCTAATGATACTTCTGTAGTACAGCCTAAAAAAATAACTATAAGTACAGCAGGTTCAGCAACTACAACTGCTATTGTTAATGGTGCAGTTGGTTCTAGTAACAACATAACTGTAGACAACAATGTAGGTACTATAGTAGTAGGTCAAATAGTTGTAGGCACAGGCATATCAGGTACTGTAAAAGTAACAGGAGTTTCGAGCCAACAAAGTATTATATTAGATACAGCAGTAACCCTAACAGATAATACTAATTTGACTTTTGTAACCCCTACTGCTAGTGGTGTATTCTTATTTGGTTTACCTTCTTCCTTGTATGGTACAGCAACCTATGGTGGTAGTTTAGATAAAGTGTTTTTTGAAAACTTAATAGGATCATTCAAAACAGTATCTATGCGTATTGCAGACAACTCAACAAATCCAACCTTCACTCTTGACACAGCAGTTCTTGAGTACAGACAACATGATAGGCAGTAATTATGGCAGGTTATACAAGACAAGCAACAGCTAATATCGTTACAGGCGGTGTCATTGACGCTGCTGATATAAACGATGAATACAACCAAGTAGAGTCAGCTTTCAATGCTACCACTGGTCACAACCATGATGGTACAACAGGTGAGGGCGCTCCCATTGAAAGTATAGGACCATCACAAGACGTAGTTGCGACAGCTACTGTGTTAAGACCTAAGACAACTGACACTGTTAGTTTAGGTACAAGCTCTCTGAAGTTTAAAGATGCTTTCTTTTCTGGCAGTGTGACAATGGCAGGTGGACTTTCTGGTGATTCTAGAAATGCAGCAAACAACGTTGATGTACAGATAGGCAATCAACACGATTATATACACTTTGATGCAGACGTAGGTATGCGTTTCTATACAGCAGGTGAAGAAGACATGCGGTTAGAGGACGATGGTGACCTGCACGTTGATGGCAACGTTGTTGCATTTTCAACAACTATATCAGATGAAAGACTAAAACATAACATAGAAAAGATAGATGGTGCTTTAGATAAAGTATCACAGATAAATGGCTATACATTTAGTTATAATAAAGACGGTAAAAAATCTGCAGGTGTTATAGCTCAAGAGTTAGAAAAAGTTTTACCCTCCGCAGTAGAAAATAAATCACTTGTATTTCACGAAGAAGGTGATATAGAATATAAAACAGTTCACTATGATCAGCTTCATGGATTACTTATTGAAGCCATAAAAGAATTAAAAGCAGAGATAGAGGATTTAAAGAATGGCTCTCCAAGCTAGTGGTCAAATCTCTTTAGACGATCTTCACGTAGAAGCTGGTGGTACTACTGGTACTGAATGCTCTCTTAATGATACAGACATAAGAGATATAATTAGCAAAGGCGATGGCGCACAAAATGCTATAAATGAGTATTATGGACAAAGCTCTGCTGTATCTGGTAATTGGATAAGTTATCAACCAAGAGGGCCAGATGGAAACCTTACTTGGAATAATGTAAACTTTGGTACTGCTGCAGCTAATAGATACATAATCACTTATACAGCTTTTAGAACAGCAACTTCAAGCTCTACAAGTTGTACTGTTAATATAGCAGGTCAAACTACACATAGACTAGCTCAACTATCTGTCTCTTCAAGTAGCAGATCAGCAGGAGCGCAAGTAGATATAGCTAATGTTCCGACAGGAACAACTGGTACTATAAGTATGTCTACTAGTAATGGTTCAGTCTATCAGTATGCGACAGCTTGGGTTATTTATGGCGTTGCTACTAATGCAAGTGGCGTTCCTCAATACGCTGCTTTTGCTCAAAGCAATACTGCTGGTGACGCTACTTTTAATCTTTCCGTTCAAGAAGGAGACATGATAATAGCAGGTGCTGGTTCAGGTATTTGTGGATCAAGCTCTAATATAAACTGGTCAGGGGTAACAAAAAACTTTAGTTTCGTTATTCAAGAAAATAATGACAGGATTATGAGTGCTGGTACACATTTTGCAACATCAACAGGAACTAGAACAATAGTAGCAGATAGAAACTATAGTGGTACTAGTAACTCAGCTTTTGCTATGGCATTTAGGAAATAATATATGAGTAATATCACACCAGAGGAACTAGAAGATATGCTAGATCGTGCAGCAAAGCGTGGTGCTACAGCAGCATTACGTGAGATAGGGCTACACGATGATGATGCTCGTAAAGATATAATTGAGATGCGTAACTTACTAGAAACATGGCGTGATACAAGAAGAGGTGTGTGGTCTACTATTGTAAAGATGTCAACCGTAGCAGTAATAACATTCATTGC